AAAATGATGGAGATGAACCCACTCAAAGAAAAGCCTTTGAGTGAAAAAGAACTCGGTACAATTATAGATCAACAGAGAGCAGCAGAAGATGCGGCAAGAGCGGAAGCAGAAAGACAAAAACAAGTTGCTGAAAATTTAGCTAAAGCCCGTGAAATCATTTTAATGAAAACGGAAGAGCGTGATAGATTGCTTGATGAAGTTGCGGTATTAGAAGAACAAGCAACAGGTAAACCATCAGAAACAACCAAAAAACTTCAAGAGAAAAGAGAAGAACTGCGTACATCCGAAAAAGGTTTAGCTGATGCCATTCAGCGTGAACAGCAGGCAAAAAAAGAAGCATATGCACCAAAGCCTTCTACGCCAGGTGGAATACCAACTACAGCACCAACAAAAGCGTCCGGTCGTGATGCTCTTGTAAAAATTATTGTTAAAGAGTTACAGAATGTTGGTATTACAAATCGTTTTGCTATCATTGCGACATTGGCTAATGTACAAAAAGAAACTGGGTTCAAAAACTTCGAAGAAAATATTTTAGCATATAAGAATACACCAAACGATAGAATTCGACAAGTGTTTACAACTAGAGTTAAAAACTTCTCGGATGCACAGTTACATGAAATTAAAAAAGACCCATATAAGTTTGCTGAAGTGATATATGGTAATAAAACTACAATCGGTAAAGGCATGGGTAATACTGCCGAGGGTGATGGTTTCAAATACATTGGCCGTGGCTTTATTCAATTAACCGGTAAAAATAATTATGCTCTGTACGGTAAACTGGCTGGTGTGGATTTAGTAAACAATCCAACACAATTACTTGACCCAATTATTGCAGCAAAAGTAACAGCACAGTTTATTCTTAAAGCAACAGGCAGTAAAGTCAATTCATTCACCTCTCAGTCGGAAGCCAATCGTGCAATCACACAAGCGATTGGTGGCAAGTCTCTCAATCTAGATAAGGGTATTGGTGCTGAGATTCTGGCAAAAGTTGACAAATATTCATCGGATTTTAGTGGCATCGAATTGTCGTCAACAAGTAAAGAAGTATCACAGGGTCAAAGAGAACAACTCAAGCCTAAAGATGCGGATGTTATTAATGTGTCTCAAACAAATAATGCAAAAGGTTATGACACAAAAACTGTAGTACCAAGAAAGAGTGATTCTAACGAACTGGCGACAGCAAGAGTGGCATGATACGAGAAATATTAGGCAAATCTATTTCGAATAAACTTTTTGGTTTAACGAAACAGGACAAAGAAAAAGAAGAGCAAAGAAAAAACACTTTGCTCGGTGTTGCTTCACTTAAAATAATCGTCAAAAACATGCTTGTTCTTCCACGCATGGGAAGAGATTTGAGTGCATCATCAAAAGGCTTTAGTAAATTTTTTGCAAATGAAACTGGTGAAAAACCTGCAAAAGAAAGTTTATTGAGTAAACTTGCGCCGTTAAAAGACCAATTTACGCAAGTAAAACTAAAAGAACCAAAAGAAAAAAGAGAAAAGAAAGAAAAGAAGCGCAGATCACTGCTCGAAATAATCTTCAAACCATTAATCACAGCGGCTACTCTTTTATTCACAGTCTTTATCTTTAATAAAGATTTGGTACTTGATGTCCTAGAAATGTATGGTGGTGTTGAAGGTATTATTGGTTCAGCATTAGATTCTCTCTATTCTTCAATCACAAGTTTCTTCTCATCATTTAATTTTGCAGAAATTGTGACAGATGAGATGTCAACATTCATCGAATTTATTTCTTTTGGTTTCATCACAAAAGATGATGCCACTAAAGTTCTGGAGCGTATCGGCACTTTTATCAAACCAGTAACCGACCGAATAGGTTCATTTATTGGCGGTATCGCAGAATGGGTAAAAGAAAAACTTATGTCATTTGGTCGTTCACTTGACAAAGGTCTTGGAGTAGAAACAAAAGGAGTCAAAGAAGAAAGAAGAAAAGCACTTGAAGAAGACCCATATGCAAATGCAGTAGAAACTATCAAAGCACTTGATGAAGATATTTCTTTACTCAAAGGTAGAATCGTTTCACTTAAAGAGTATCTTGAAAATAAGAAACAATACGAACAAGAAAAAGCAGAAGGTCGTGCAGTAAGAGAAGCACCTGTTCCACCTCCAGTAAATTTACCAGTGAGGCGTGTTTCCGAAAAGTCTATATTTTCTGCTACACCATTAGCAACAACAATTAAAGGCACTCCTGGTGAGGTGCCTTCTGGACAACCAGTTATTGAATCAGCAGGTAACTTAGGCAATATTACAAAGAAAGCGGATGCTGGTGTAGATATATCTAAATTCAATGGTGAGTTTCAACGCCGTATTGAATTAATGGCTACAGCATTTAAACAAGAAACTGGTAAAATGCTGACGATCACATCTGGTTATCGTTCAAATGAAAAACAAAAAGAATTATACGATGCCGACTTAGCAAAGAACAATGGCAAACCAAGTGGTAAAGTAGCACAACCAATGGCACCTTTAGGTCAAGGTGCTGGCAGTGTTCACATGAAAGGCTTGGGTATTGATATTAACAGTAAAGGACCAGATGGACTCAATACTCTTGCTGGTACTAGAGACAAGCCAACTGGTTGGTTAGAAAAATTCGGACTGATTCGTAATGTCAAAGGTGAGGACTGGCATGTAACTATTGCAGGTGCAGCATCAACACCAGACGATGCGGAAGTACCAGACTCAAAAGGTAATGCAGTTAATGTTGCAACAGGTAAAGTTGTTGAAGGTGCCAATATAGGCAAATCATCAAATGAAATTGCAATCGAACAACGCAATCAATCTAAACCGAAAAATCCTACAGTTGTGAATGCTGGTATAACAAACAACACTACTATCATCAGAGAAGAAAAAATTCTTAATGCGGCATAAAAAAACGCCACCCGAAGGTGGCGCCGCAGTTGATTAAATGGAGGATTAATCTTCTGCTAGAGACTTAAAGTAATCAAGTTCTTCATCTTCAATATCTGGTGAAGAACGGGGTGTGAAGTCTTCAGCCTTAGTCTTTGATACTGGTGCAGTGCCACTTAGACCCAAAACTTTGTCCAGTTTAGCCTTCAGTTCATCATATGACTTGAAGTTTTTAGGATCGAGAAACTCTTTGAGTGAGTATTCCTTTTTCCACAGTGCTTCAAGTTTAGCATCATCACCATCAAGCAAAGGTGATGGACTTTCAAATTCAGACTTGTCGTAGTTGCGATAACCTTCAACTTGACGAATCTTTAGTTTGAAGTTTGCACCTTCCCAGAAATCAAACGGATTAATTGGCTTTTCATCTTCGAACTGAGGATTCATTGCCTCTGTAATCTTATCGAAGATTTTCTTACCAAACTTGTACAGTCTGACTTGACCTTCGTTTTCTGGATTCTTAGGATCAGAAACAACATAGATGTTTGCAATATAAAACAAACGGCGTTTCTGTTTACGTGCGATTTCTTTGTTCGCTTCGATACCAGAGTTCCACAACACAGAATTGTATTCTGATACTGGATCTTTCTGATTCAGAGTGGTCAAAGAGTTTTCAATGTACCAGCCACCTGGACCCTGAAAGCCATGATCGAACAAACGAACCCATGGCAATGCCTCATCACCATCTGCTGATGGTCCTGGCAGAAAACGAATGACTGCCATGCCATTGCCGGCTTTGTCTACTTCTGGCTGCCAAAAGCGTTCATCACCTTTAGAACCTTTGGAGCCTTCTGCGGGGGTATTGATTGATTCAACCGCTTTGGTGAGTTTATCAAACGAATTGCGGTTGCGTTTAAGAGAAGAAAAATCTGACATTTATTACCTCGTATAAGTTAGTATGTTAAACTGTATGTGCATCTTGTCCACATGATCCATTATATACTTTTATATATGTGTCGTCAAGTACAGACTGCACAATATCAATCGTTTTAGCCGTGTCTTTGTGAAGAATACCTATGCCGCCAGCGGTATTAAAATCATCAATGACATCTTGGGTATCATCAATGAGTATAATATCAGATTTGGCATAGTTTGCTTTCAAATGACGACCAGGTACGATATTGGCTAAAAAATCGATGTTATGACTTTTCAACCAAACCTTTTTCTGCCGCTTCACTTCTTCATGATGCATACGGCCACCAGAAGAAGAAAGTATCTCTACAGGAATATCAAGTGAGATAATGTATTTCAATAATTCTTGACCACCAGGATACCAATCAAGTGTTTCAAAGTTTTTACCTTCTACGAATTGATTCCACTTGTCATCGTGTTTTTCACCTCGTTCACGACTACTCAGTGCCTTTTGTTTGAAGACTTCTTTATATCTTTTATTGAAGTCAGACAATACACCATCCATATCAAGATATATTTTCTGTATTCGCATCGTATTCCTTTTTGAGTATTAGTTTGTATTTTGTTGGTTCGAATGGTATGAACGGTGTATACTTCTTTATTTTTCGACTGACATTAGGATAGTGAATCGTGTCACCGATTTTCTTATCCCATGACGGTAAAAAGTTGAGTATCTTATTCAGTATACAGATTGATTCAAGTGAAATTTCATCATGTAAAAGTTTCTGTAGCAATTCTGGATACTCACCGTCATGTACTATTAATGAATCATTTGGGCTCTCCTGACTCATTAATGATTCAATGTCGTTCGTAAAGGTGTAGGTCAACGATTGAATAATTTTCTGTCGTTTACGATACTCAATGTCTGCATCATTGGTCAGAAGATGACCTATCCAGACATCATGGTTATTAACCAAATTAGCAACAATATAATCAC